AATAAGCTACCGACAAAGTGCCGTCCTCACCAACCAAAACAGCCTGCTTCAGCAAGGCTTGCAGCGACTGCGCCGACACACCGACCTGCGTTGCCTCAATGTCTGTGCGATCATATACGCCGTGTTTGACATCTGCGAGTCGTTCAACGAAGTCTTCGGGTAAGTCGCGCCAGTTGGTCTTCAGTCGCTCATCCGAGTTGGCCGTTACCGTACCGCCGCAAGTCAAATTTGTGCCGTTGAATGTCAGATTGGCGGAGCCGCCAAATGCGCCTGAATTGTTGAACTGAACCTGCGTGTTTGAACCACCGGGGGACGCGCCCGCGCCGCTGGAAGCAGCGGTAATCAAGCCTTTGGCGTTGACAGTGATGCTTGCGCTTGTAAATGAACCTACGTTTGAGTTAACTGTTGCCAGTGTTCCAGTTCCGGTCACAGCGGCAGAACCATCAAATGAGCCGCTCGTATACGCCAAGTCGCCAGTAATTGCGATTGTGCGACCTGTGGTGAGTGTGGCTGCGCTACCAGTAGTGTTCTGGTTAAGCGTTGGGAATGTGCAATTTGTCAACGTGCCGGAAGCTGGTGTACCAAGCGCAGGAGTAACTAAAGTGGGGCTGGTTGAAAGAACAACAGACCCCGTACCAGTAACCGCTGCGAATTCGTTAAATTCTGGGTCCCAATCTGCCGCCGTTGTCAGGGTGGTGCCAATACACATACACTGGACAGTGACCCCCGGTATAACCGTTACGACTAAATTTCCACCAGAAGAGTTGACGGTTAAGTTGCCAGTTGAGGCGTTTTCAATTGCGTAGTTAACACCTGTTGCCAGCGTACTAGTGACGGGAAGAACAATTGTCTGAGTAGTTACTCCGGTAAATCTTTGATAATGGGTACTTGATGCGGTTAAGGTGGTTGTACCTGCTGCGGTTGCAGTGCTTGTAAACCCCATGTTGACGTTGGTTGCCGTTACTATGCCTGCGGTAAAGTTTCCAGAAGCATCACGCGCAACGATTGCGCTGGCGGTGTTTGCTGATGTTGCTGTAGTAGCTGAGTTGCTGACTTTTGACGCCGTAGAAATCGTCGCCAGCTTGGTATCCACAATACCAGCAGAAGCGTTGATGTCTGCATTGACAATCACCCCGGCAGCAATACTTGTTGCATTGCCCACCGAAGTCACATCTCCGGTTAGGTTGGCGTTAGTTGTAACTGTTGATGCGTTACCTGACAAAGAAGCTGTAATTGTTCCTGCACTAAAGTCTCCTGATGCGTCCCGGGCAACAATGGCCGATGCTGTGTTTGCGTTTGTTGCTGTCGTCGCTGAGTTGCTAACTTTTAAAGCTGTAGAAATTGTCGCTAGCTTTGTATCAACAATAGCGGCTGATGCGTTAATGTCTGCGTTAACAATTACTCCTGCGGCAATACTCGTTGCGTTACCTACCGAAGTCACATCTCCAGTCAAGTTGGCGTTTGTGGTGACATTTCCCGCCGTTAAGCCCGAAGCAGTTCCAGTAATGTTTGTTCCAACAAACGCCACGGGTGTTCCCAGAGCGGTAGCGTTTCCAGAGGCATCAAGATTGACTGATTTACTGGATGGATAGGTAACAAATACGTCTTTTGTGCCCGCTGAAAAACTTAACGCGGAAGGCTGTGTTCCAGAACTGTTTGACAATACCGTTGTTCTGGCTAAAGTTGTGCCTGACAAGGTGTACGTACCAATCCCAACTTCCCACTCATTACTCGACTGTCCCGCAATTGTGTAATAAGTCGTGTTAGCGTTACCGATTACGGCGAAGGACTGAAATCCCGTAACTGCGCCAAGAAGCGTTACTGTTCCAGTTCCTGTCGTGGAGGTTGTTTCTTTTACGCGATCTGCAAGTACGAGTGCCATAAGTATCCTTAATCCGTTTCAACCAAAGCCCAGTTGGACGTTTCTGCATTATTTACCAAAAGCCAGTTAACGGCAATCACAGTCCCAGCCGAACCCGAGGCTTGAACCCCGGTCAGTGCCATGGTTTTTGTCGCCACGGCAGTACCTACGCTACCTATGGCCTGAACACCAGCAAGCTCAAACGACCCAATAAAAGTAACTGTACCAGCCGCACCCGAAGCCGAAACTCCGGTCAGTCCCTTGGTTGCGCTAGGTGTAACTGTCCCAACTGATCCTATGGCTTGGTTGCCATTTTCTGTCGGACTGTTTGTTTCTGTTACATTTCCAACCGCGCCTGCCGCTTGAACCCCAGTCAAGGCTATTGTTCTACTAAACGTTACCGTATTTACCGCGCCCGAAGCCGAAACTCCGGTCAGTCCCTTGGTAATGCTTGGACTTACTGTCCCAACTGAACCAATCGCCTCGTCACCGCTCGTCCCATAAATCTCGTTGTAGATTACTGTGCCAACAAGACCAGAAGCCGTTACACCTGACAACGCAAATGATGTCGCCCCGCGAGAAATAACACCAACTGCGCCTATTGCTTGAACGCCTGTAAGCGCAAAAGACGCAGTAAAACTAACGGCGCCAACAGCCCCCGATGCGGCGACTCCCGTAAGAGCAACCGTAATATTTGCTGTGGCGGAGCCTACATTAGCAGACGCAGATAAGCCCGTCAGGGCGGCGCTGCCTAACGTTTCTCCTAACGACGCAAACGGAGCCTGAGCAAATGCGGAGATACCAAACATGGTCTACGGCTTACGCCGCCTCCGCTTAGGTTGTTGCCAGACGCAGTAACGCAGTCGATGTGGTGTTAGAGGGCATTGTCAGCGTAAACGTGCCCGCTGTAATGGTCTGACTGCCAAACGTGTGCACAGAAACCGCCTTGTTACTTTGCGTAGAGTTGTAAATCAACACCGCATCAAAAGCCGTAGCTAAGGTCACTGTGGTGTAAGTGATCGAAGCTGATGGCGTAACAAAACCTACACCTGCCGTAGCAGAAGAGTTTGTTGCTGTTGGGGTGGTTGCAGTCGTTACCGTCACACCACCAGCCGTGTAACCCGTACCAGAGACTTCATTGGTAGCAGAGTACGCCGTAGTAGATGCGTTCACCGTAGCAGAAGCCAAGTACAAGGCGGCTTTAAACGTGTCTCCAGTTGGAGAGGTCAAGCTGGTGCGTGAGGTAATTGTTGAAGCACCAAATTGATGTTGAGCGGACATCAGTTCGCCCAAGAAAGAGGTACACATTGATTGAGTATTGGCCATGATATTTCCTTTATGCTATAGATGCTGCTACGCCGCCTGCAAAAGTTGGAGGCTTCTTTAAAGTTACATGTGCAGAGCGGTGAACAAGTTCGTCCCCCTGCCAGTATTCAACCCATGTGGTGAATTCGTTGTCATTATCCACGGTACCCTCCCGCTTTTCAAGCAGAGAATCGTCCATGTCGCCTTTGGTTGTGGTTACAAGCATGTTGGTCCTTATGCAATACGAATTAACGCGGATGAAACTGTGTTGGCTGGCATCTCAACAACAAAGGTGGTGGTCGCCACCTTGTCGGAGCCGAAGTCCAATATAGCAATTGCTTTATTGCCCTTGGTGACGTTATAGATTAACGCGCCACGGGCCGTGAAATTGGCGGGGTTCCATGTGGGATTAGCAAAATCTACAAAGGCTGTTGTGCCCGAGGTCTCAACCGTAACGCCCGTCAACACATTCCCTCCGGCTGTGTAGCCCGTGCCGGATGTCTCACCTGTTGCCGTGTAAACAGTCGTGTCTGCGTCAAGGTTGGCTGTCGCCAAGTACAAGGCCATCTTGAGCGTGTCCGTGTCAAGGTCGTGTACGCCCAGCAAAATATCTTGCTTAAAGCTTGTGGTGAGTGTCTGGTCAAATGCCATATCAGATCACCTTTTGCTTGTACTGACCATCCCGATACGCATCACCGCGCTCGAGTCCATCACCAAGTCGTTTAGCCTGCGCCAGAGCTTCTGTGTACTTGCCGTTGTACAGGGCGGTCATGTCGGCCTCACCCTTCATGAAAGTGTTTGCTTCTACCAGAGAGCCGTACAACAGGACGGGATCGTAATTGTCGCCAAGCCAAGATGTGCCTGCCGTGACAATTGACTCAGGATAGTAGAAGTAATGCAACTCTACGTAGTACGTAGCATCGGGCGTTGGGCCGAGGATGAGTGATAGCTCAGTGGTAATTGTTGAGTTCAGAATAGTAGGCCCGAACAAAGCGTAATATTTTGGCTCGCCTGTTTCGTTTGGGCTTGGGTACGCCTGACGGATAAAGTTTACGTCTTTGTTGAGTAGGTACTCGTACGTACCAGTGTCTAAATCTAGATTGGTAACACCCGTCACCAAAGCCAACGAAAACACAGACAAGAAGTCGTTCGGCAAGGACACGTACTTGTTGTTGGCCGTTATCGCAGAGTACTGATTCTTGCGGAGTGCTGGGAACTGGACCGTGTTAAAAATGCGTTCTTCGGCCTGCTCCACAAACACCGGAATGTTGTTTACGAAGTCAGTGTCAAAGTTCTGCGTGTAATCGCAGATCGCATCTGTTAACTGGGTGTAGTTCACGCCATTGGTCCCCGTGCAGTGATGCCCTTAGTGGCTGCGCCGTTGCCACGGGTCACTATGCCTGTGGTCTTGGTTGGCTTGTAATCGTTGCTGCGGTTGTTGCCCACAGACACGTTCAAATCCTTCATGTACTGCTTATTGTCCGTCGGCTTGATTACAGCCTGTGTTGGGGCTGGTCGGGTTTTGTATGATGTTGCCATTTCTGACTCCTTAAGTTACTGAGATTGTTACTTGACCCACCGCTGTAGTCAACACCAGATTGTTTGGCGTCAGCAACTCGGTGAAGAAGCTGGCCCCGCCAACCGGATACCAACCCCACTGGATGTCCCGGCTACCCCCGGTATTGAACCCTGCTGTGTTTACACCTGCCACTACATACGTTGAGTCCCTGCGGGGGTTGCGTACCGCCTGCGGGTCATCCACTGGGTACATGCCCAACTGAAGCTGTGGCTGGTCCGGGTCAAAACAGTCAGGGCAGACCAGCGTGTTAAACACCTTGGTCTTGACGATCTCTTTTCTCAGATTGGTCAGTTTAAACTGAAAGCCACACCTATCGCATATGGCAATGCTGTTTTTGCCCGATGCAAAACGGTTGCCCATTTAAGTTCCGCTCCCCAGATACTGACGGCGTGGAACAAACCGGATCGATGCCTTTTCGCGGTCTTCATCTGAGGCAAGCTGCCATGCCTCGTCGTATTGCTGCTTGAGCATAGGCAGACGCTCCATCCCTGAAGGGATCTTGCCTGCTATGTAGTACGAGAGGCCAGCCGCCATGCACGGAATGAACCGGAAGGGCACGTCCATGATGTTGACACCCCCACCAGCATCCTGCGTCCGGCGAAGGCGCCAGTAAGCCAGCGTATAGGTCTGTGAGCCATCCGGCGTTGGCCAGACGGTTACCGCCGGGAGCTGTTCCAAGAACACGGCTGTGCCCGCAGTATGAGAAGCTGCGGTGGTGTTGTTCTGAGCGCGGAAACAGTCGTTTAGGGTATTCCCTGATATGTAGCTGTAGTTGATAGTCTCGTTGTCAATCTTGATGAAGCCGGACGCCGGTAGGCCCACAGTAGAACTTAGGGTAAGTGTCGTGGCCGTCGCGGTGATAGTGCCGTTCAGCGTCAGGCCCGTGGGTGAGCTTTGTGCGTTGTACCGCTGAATCCAGATTTGGATAGGCCGAGCCTGTTGAATCTTGTTCGGGATCGTGGCGTAGGTTGATACGCTGATCCGGGTGATGGTCAGGTCTGCCTGTGTAGACGCCGAGTTGGCGCCAGTGCGGATCACGTGCTCAAGCAGGTCAATGGTGTCAGATGGTAGAGCGTAGGTGTTCTGGCCCTGCACGAAGGTGATGGTCCCCGGCTCAATCGACCACATGTTGATGCCGCGATTGGCCCAATCGGCAAACATGATGTTTAAACTGCGTCGAGCGGTACGCAGGTCGTAACCAGTGCGCAGCTCTCCACCAGCGCGTTCAAACGCCTCCTCGACCAGATCAGTCAGGTCAAGGTTAAAAGCGGAAGAGCCGGATGTGTTTGCCATTATCTAAACCCTGCTGTTTTCTTTGCAATCTTCTTTGGCTGAGTT